AATCTTCTGGAAATCTCGAAGCGCTCCCCTACGCAAATGTGGTATTGATTCAGCTACAACGCTTATTTCAAGATTTGGTGTGTCTGCTGCTTTGTGTATAAGGATAGGCAAGATGCCAAAGGTTTTTCCAGCACTCGTGCCTCCTTGAATAATTTTAATCCGTTTTTTTAATGCAAGGATTTTATTTATTGCCGTTGTCCTTACTAACATCTGGGAATAAAGGTTGCTCTATATTTGTTTGTTCTATCTGTTGAACAGGCGCACCGTAAGCACTATCTAATAATTTTTGGTATGCCGTTGCATCTCCTTCACGAGCTTTTTTGATTAGTGCTAAAGTCATAAGGTCCTCTTGTGACATTGTTTCTATTTCACTTGTTAAAGGATTTTTTAAGTCTTGTTCTACCTGTAGCCACTTCTTTGCTATTGTGCTTCGGTTCTTGCTTCCTTTAGGTCTGCCTTTGGGGTTGCCGCTTTGTCCTTTTTGGTATGGTATTAAGTTTTCTTCGTTAGCCATAATTAAATTCCTTTAAATGCTTTTAGTGGATAGAATATTAAACTGTTTCTGTAGCCTCCTTCGTGCGTTGGGATTATTGGTGTTACTCCGTGTATGTTTTTCCAAGCTGGGTATACTAATATAGAATTATCTTGTTGCCCTATGGTTATATCATAATCTGGAACGTGCAAATCTCCCCCCTTTGAATTATTGCGCTTACATATAATGACGTTAACTGCGCCTTTAATGTTTCCTGTGTCCCTGTGAAAAGGTGCTGAAATATTGTAATTACTAATAGAACTGGTAAATAAATTACCAAATCTCCACTTCTTATCTACGTCTTCAAATAGCCTTGTTTGTGCTTCATATTGTTTAGGCATTATTTCCTTTATTAACTGTTCGCTTTCTTTAGCTAACATCAACATCGCTTTAATAAATGTTTGAGCAGACTTAACAGAATGAACGCTGGATATGGTTGGATATGGTCGGCGCATATGTGGTTTCGGTGGCACACCGCCTAATATCGCACTCATTTGAGCAGTTCCTAGTCCCATTTTAGCTAAAGTTCTTCTTGATATGCCTGTTTCTTTGTTCTTTGCAATTATGTCCGACCTCTCTAATAATGATTTAGGAACATTTTTACTTTGAAATTCTTTGTTTGCAATATCAGCTAATTGACACATCTTACCAGTCATTTGCGTCATATAAAAACCAACAGGCTCACCGTCTAAATAAAAGATGCTATCCTCTGTGATATTAGCCTCAATGTATGGGCATTGTTTGCCGATTTTGGTTTCGTGTTTTTGTTGTTTTAAATCTATGCGCTTCATATTAAAATTTCATTTTTTCGTTTTGGGTTCAATCTAATTTTGTTTCCCCATTTTGCAAATAGTATTTTAATATTCTTTTGCTCTTCATCATTATTTCTTATATCTACCGCTCCACCTTTGTTACTGTAATGTTCGAATGTAAATAAGTATTTTTGGTATCTGATTGTTCCAATATGTTTGATATGTTGCAAAGTATAATCGTAATCTTCTTTTAAAGTTAATTGTTCATCAAAGCGTAACGGGTTGGGTTTTATAAACATTAAGTCGCCAATACAAAAAGTATTTTTACTTATTAAAGTGTTTGCAAAAAAATAATTATCCGTTGGAGGAATACCTAAAAGTTTAATGCCTTTAACTTTGTTAAATTTATTTACAATATCTTCTATGGCTTCTTGCAAGTGTATTTTTTTATAAGTGCCAAAGTTCTTATTAATTACAATCTTTTTAATATCATCACTTAATTGTACGCATATTCTGTTCATTTTAAAAGCGTGATGTAATGCGTAATTTCGGCTTTGCATTAAATTACCTGTTTCTATTACATTATAACATCCAGCTTTTTCATACAATTCTTTCTCTCCGTTTTTAACACAAAAAAAATACTTCTTTTTTTGTACAACATCAAATGGCAAATTGTTGTATCTACCAGCAGATATTACATACACATTATGCTTCATTTCTAAACGCTTGTAATGTTATCCAACCGACATCTTTACCCTCTTTCCTTGCTTCGCTTATAAGCTTAAAGGCTTCGTCATAATGTTCTGGCTCAAATTCTATTTGTATTGCCTTTTTAACATTGCCAGTCATATCTTCTAATTCAGCTGCTAAATCCTCATCGTCTAATATACTGTAATCAATATCTTCCTCTGGTTGCCATACATCTAAACCCCAATCATTCAGCTCTGGTGTTTCAAAGTTGTTTGCTATTTCATCCCAATCCCATTCTCCAAATCCTACATTGTCTTTTATTATAAATTCTCTTTGTTGTTTCTCTGTAAGTTGGTCTGCTTGTAATATGTGAACTTCTTTTAATCCAGCCTCTTGACAGGCTCTTAATCTCATATTGCCACCAAGTACAATATTATCTTTGTCAACTACTATTGGGCGTATCTCTAACATCTCTGGAAATTCTTTAATAGACTTTACCAGCTTTTTGAATTTATCGTCTTTTATTAGTCTTGGGTTATTAGGATTCGTTTTTATCTTTCCTATCTTTACTTTCTCTGTTTTCATTTGTTATTGTAATGTGGTTCGTGTTTTCATAGTGTACTTCGACATCCTCTCCAGAATCTAAAAACCTTGCCTGTATTTCTCTGATTCTTTCCTTGTGTCTTATTGGGTGTCCTACTATCTTAATCATTATATGTTTCGTAAACCCTTCTCATTTTATTTACTATGTCTCTAATACAGGATTTACAATTAGTATCTCCTTGCTTTGCGTTGAATACTCTGTTGTATATTTCAAAGAGTTTTCTTTTTCCGCTTGGTCTATATGTTCCTCCTTGATTAAAGAAGTCTGTTAGCCATTCATATTCGCTTTCTGTTAGGCAGTTCGTCTTTCTGTAGCGCCACACCTTATTTAAAGCCTCTCTACGCTCATCACATCCGCAGTCCTCTCCAGCTAACCATTTAACCATTTTCTTGATTCCTGTGGCTTCCGTTATCTTTTCAATAGTATCGCCTAAACCTTCACTTTCTTGGTCGGCTTTCCATTCTTTGTATTCTTTAGTTCTTTTGTCTAAAGATTCGTAGTATTCCGTGTTTTTCTCCATAGCTATATTTTTTCGTAATCTTCGTTAATATAATCTTCGTAATCCTCTGCACAATTTTCTCTTAATCTATCCTTGCAGTATTTTATTGTAGTAAATATGCTCTTTGTTCCTATCCGTGTTTCTTTAGATGCCTTCCTAAAGCTCCATTCGTTATCTCTATAATACTTGAATAACATTTCGTCATACCAATGCCAAGTTTTCATCTCTTCATTGAGTTTGGCTTCCAGTAAATACTCTCCTTCCTTTTTAGATATGTAATCGTATTCTACTGTTAAGTGTTTAGCTTCGTTTAAATCTACTTTGTGATGTTTCTGTCTTTCCATATACAAGCTCTTGTAAATATTGTATAATACGCATCTAATGTAGTTGATGTTTACCTGTCCGTCTTTCTGTATGATTCTGCTTAAATCTCCATATTTATGCAGCCTTAAATACATTTCCTGCACTATATCCTCTGCGTAAACATCTTCGCCTAAACTTCTAACTATCCTCAAATAGTCTTCGTGATATTCAGCGACTTGTTTTAGCCATTTCATTGATTAGTATCTAAACAAATGTAGTGATTATTTTTTAACACTATCAAGACGAAGTTTTAAACAAATAGTTGTGAATAAAAAAAAGCCGCTCAGTTCCACCACGAACATAAACGGCTTAGATAACCTTAAACATAGATTGTTTGCAATCTGATAAACGCAAATATAATCATTTTTTCTAATACTTTACCTTTACTTTACCTTTACCTTTGTCCAAAGTAAACAATAAAAAAAAGCCTCCATTTCTGAAGGCTTCCTTAACAAATTAACTGCTACTTAAAAAGGTAGGTCATCAGATTGTGACCTCATAGCTTCTTTTGCCTTATTGTCGGCATCAATACCACCTTGTTCTACTTCTGCTTGATAAGGTGCGCTAAAAGCTGCGCTAAAGTACTTCTTT